GTCGCCGCAGCGGAGCCGTAGCCCGTCGTCGCCGCAGCGGAGCCGTAGCCCGTCGTCGCCGCAGCGGAGCCGTAGCCCGTCGTCGCCGCAGCGGAGCCGTAGCCCGTCGTCGCCGCAGCGGACCGGTTGCCCGTCGTCGCCGCAGCGGAGCCGTAGCCCGTCGTCGCCGCAGCGGAGCCGTAGCCCGTCGTCGCCGCAGCGGAGCCCTCGCCCGTCGTCGCCGCAGCGGAGCCGTAGCCCGTCGTCGCCGCAGCGGAGCCGTAGCCCGTCGTCGCCGCAGCGGACCGGTTGCCCGTCGTCGCCGCAGCGGAGCCGTAGCCCGTCGTCGCCGCAGCGGACCGGTTGCCCGTCGTCGCCGCAGCGGAGCCCTCGCCCGTCGTCGCCAGCGTTTTCTTTTGCTTCGCAAGGCGCTCGGCCAGGGTGAAGAGATGATCGTTGCGATGGCGAGAGATAGCCGCCAGCACAGAGGCCAGATCGGCCGTCTCAGTAGTGAGCACGACCTCCATCCAGGGGGCCTTGTGCTTGCCGTCCAGATCGATCGCGAGGGCGCTATCCCAGCGCACGACGCCCAGGACGCGGCCGCCCCGCTTCACGCCGCTGATGTCGCCCAGGAGCGACCAATCTTCCATGCCGAACCGGTTGGCGTGGAGGCCGTAGCCGCACTCCTTCGTCGGCTTCCAATCTGGAGCCTCGTTGCGGGCGCCGGGCCGCAGGTCCCAGGCGAAGTCGCCATGCGACTTGCCCCCGGCTTCCCACGTGCGAATGCCGTACTCGTAGACGACCTCAGCGGTCGCTTCGGGCGCAGCCGTCTTCTTGGCGCGAGTAGCCATGGTTTCAGTTCCCCTCTTGGGATTGGATCGGAGCGGCGCGATCCGCCGCGTATGGGTCTGCCCAGCCGGACGCCCGACGCCAGCGGTGCGCCTCGTTGTGGGCCTCAGCGAGCGCGAGAGCTTCGATGGCGATGGCCCGGTCGCCGGTCGCGGCGGCGAGGTCGGTGAAATACAGCGCCGTCTCCCGCGCCTTGCGCAGCGAGAGGCGGACGGGGCCGACGAAGACGACGCCGCCGCTCTGTGATGCGGCGGCCATCAGGCGGCCTCACAGACGAGGCGCGACACCGCTTCGCAGCGGGCGGGGCAGGGGAGGCGGGGGGCGGTGCGCTCCCGCTCGTTGGCCCGGGCCTGATCGGCAAGCGACAGGCTGAAGTCCATCGGCGCGCGGTAGGACGGAACCCAACCGCGGTTGGAACAGGAGGGGCAGCGCGCGGAGCGGACCACGTCGATCCGCCATTCCGCCGCCGCGCCGCCGCCGCCCCGGTAGAAGCCCTGGCGGTCGAGCGCGCCCTGGATTTCCAGCGCCTCGTCCAGGTCGATGCCGTCGGCGTTGGCGGCCAGGAATTCAGAGAACGTCGTCTCGCCTGCGACACCGGCGATCCGGATGGGGCGGTGATCTTCGAGCATGGGGCGTCTCCCGTGTTGGTAGGGAGACGATACGCAACGTATCGCAACGGGTCAATACAAAATGTATCGTCACGCCACAAAACGATACGCACCGCAGCGCCACTGATTCGTCAGAGGGTTAGGCCTTGCGGAAGCTTTCGAGCACAGAGAGGGCGGCGCGCATGGCCTCCCGGCGCTTGGTCAGGTCAATGACCTCTGCCTTCTCCTGGGCGTCGTGCAAGAACTCCACCACGTCCTCGGCCACACCGGTCGGCCCCGGATCGCCCTGGCCCGTCTCCAGCCACGCCCAATCTACACGGAAGACCTTCGCGATCCGCTGCAACTGGCTGGTGCGAGGCCAGCGTCCGTCATTTTCGATCGGCTTCTCATAGGAACGATAGGTGACGTCGCTGATCGCCAGGCGGTCAGCCGCCTCCTTGGCGGTGTCGAAGCCAGCACGCTTGCGCGCCCAGCGCATCCGTTCCCAGCGCTCCATGCGCGGTAGAGATAACAAAATGTACGATACACGTTGGATTGTCGCTTGACCCCTGTGCGATACAAAGCGTATCGTGCCGCCGATGAGAACTCACGCGGACATCCTGCTGAAGATCGGCATGCCCAAAGTGGCCGCCGCCCTTGGCGTGTCTCGTGGCGCCGTTCAGCAGTGGAAGAATAGGGACCGCATCCCGGCCGCCTTCTGGCTCTCGCTGTCGCGCACCTTCTCCGAAGTGTCCCTCGAAGAGCTTGAGCAACATCTTGCTCGGCACGATCAGGCCGCCTGACCGATGGCGGGGGCGCTCACATTCTCAGACGTTGGGCCGCGCCGTTTGCGCGACGCGACCCGCCAGTCCGAATGCTCTGTGCCAGTGTCGGGACGCGGCCTCTCGCAAAGGCGCCGCCATCCATCTGTTCTCTCTCTTCGCGGCCTCGCGCTCGCAACGCATCGCCGCCCTCAACGCAAACTGATCCACCTCCATCGCTGCCTTCCAAGCTTCACCGCGTGGCAACCATGACGGTGATCGCGATGCATATCCGTGAAGAAATCGGAGGAATCCGAGAATTCTCGACGGCCAACGGACTGGCCCGCTACGTGCGGCGCCGCTTCCCCACGAAGACGATCCCCGAAGTCATGGCCCTGTGGGAGCTTACCGAGGGCCAGGCGAAGGGCGTCGTCTACGCCCAGGCGTCGCGGACCGTCGTCGACAAGATCAAGCGTCATCGCCGCGGCGGCTGGCGCGTCATGCTGGAGGTCGACGCGGCCGTCATCGGCTCGACCGTCGAGGACTGGCTTGAGACCGAACACCAAAGGATCGCGCATGACCGCGCCCGACTGGAGGCGGACCAGCGCCGCCTTTCTGCGACCCGCCATCGCCTCAGCGCTTCTGGCTACGGCCAAAGCGCTCGCGTGGGGCTCTAGGGGCTCGGGATGGCTCGCGCGCACCCTCAACGCCGCGGCGGAAGCCCTGATCAGGGCCGGCCAGCGCTACGCCTCGTGAAGACACCGGGAGCCGACCAGGCGCCGGGGTGCGCAGGGGAGGGGGCGGCTTCGACCGCCCCCGAACCGTCCGCCACCTTCCTGACGCTCCCCGCTCCGCCGTCCGCCAACACGCTCTTCAAGAACGTGCCAGGCAAGGGGAGGGTGCGCACGCCGCTCTATGACACCTGGCTCGCGAACGCCGGGTGGAAGCTGCGGCTCCAGAACCCGGAAACCGTCCACGGCCCGGTGCTGATCATCATCGGCATCGAGCGCACGAGCGCGATGGCCGACATCGACAACCGCGTGAAGGCCACGCTCGACCTCTTGGTCAAGCACAAGGTCATCGACGACGACCGCCACGTCGCGGGCATCGCGATCGCGTGGAACCCGCCGCGCGACGGCCTGATGCGCATCGCCATCCAATCCGCCGGACCCATGGTCCTGCGCTTCCAGCCTGCCTCCTCCGGACCGTTGGGCGGCTGGTTCATCGAAGGTCCGCAACCGGAAGAGGAGGTCGCATAGCCATGGCTATCGACATCAACTCACTGAGGAAGGTCAAGGCCGACAAGCCTCCGATCTTGCTCATCTACGGCCCAGAGAAGATGGGCAAGACGACACTGTCCGCCGAATTCCCGGCGCCGGTGTTCATCCAAACCGAGGACGGCGCGAGCGGCCAGCTCGAGCTGACCACGTTCGGGCTGATGGAGACCTTCGGCGACGTCCTCGACGCGCTCACGGTCCTGGCCACCGAGAACGTGCCGTTCAAGACCGTCGTGATCGACAGCATCAGCAAGCTCGAAAAGCTGGTCTTCGCCGAGGTCTGCCGGCGTCACAACTGGTCGAGCATCGAACAGCCCGGCTACGGCAAGGGCTACGCCGAGACCGACTACGTGTGGGGCGAGCTGATCGAGGCTTGCCGGTTCCTGCGCGACAGCCTGGGGATGACGGTGATCCTGATCGGTCACGCCGTCACCGAGCGGTTCGACGATCCCGAGACGCAGTCCTACTCCCGCTACGCCATCGACCTGCACAAGCGGGCGCTGGCGATCCTCAAGCGCGAGGTCGACGCGATCCTTCTCATCAAGAAGGACGTGACGATCAAGCTGGAGGGGCCGAACGCCAAGAAGGGCGACGGCCGGGCGCGGGCGGACGGCGGCGACATGCGCTGGATCTATGCCGAGGGCCGTCCGGCGTTCGATGCGGGCAACCGTTTCGACATGCCGCCGCGCGTGCCGTTCGAGCGGGGCAAGGGCTTCACCGCCCTCTCGCCCTACCTCCCCATCCATCAGGCGGAGGTCGTCGAGACGCCCGCCAAGAAGAAGGCGGCCTGAGGCCATGGCCCTGCTTAATCAAACCTTCGACCCGTCCACGGTCGCCGACGACGAGCGCGATTTTCCGCTCATGCCGGACGGCTGGTACATCGGCCAGATCACCGAGAACGACCTCGTCGCGACCAAGACCGGCAACGGTCAGATGCTGAAGCTGACCGTGGAGGTCTTGGAAGGCGACTGTCGCGGCCGGAAGGTCTGGGACCAGCTCAACATCGTCAACGGCAACGCCCAGGCTCAGGAGATCGCTCAGCGCACGCTGAAGAAGATCTGCCTCGCCGTGGGCCACGTCGGGGTGCTCAGCAACGGCGACGACCTGCAGTTCAAGCCGGTGCGTGTTCGCATCGCCACAAAGCCGGCGCAGGGCGAGTACCGGGCCCAGAACGTCGTGAAGGGATACGAGCCGCTGAGCGGCGCCGCCCCTTCGCATGGTCCCGCATCCCAGCCGCAAGCGCAGCAGTCGGAGCCGCAACGCGCGGCGGCCGGCGGCGGCTCTCGCCCCTGGAACCGATAGCGTAGCCGCCGGGCGGCGGCTGATTTCCTAGACCCGTCGCCGCCCGGCTCCCTTTCACCCGACGCCTCACGGCATCGCGCACAGGAGTGCGAACGATGAACGCTCGAAGTGTGCCCGGCAACCGGCACGTTGTGGATCTGCGCGCGGACGTCCGCGCGCAGATCAAAGACCTCCAGAAGGTCGAGGAGAACCTGAAGGCGGAAATCTCCCGCCTCATGGGCTCAGACGACAGCCTCGGCGGCGACGAATGGATCGCCAGCCAGACCCTCTCCACCCGCAAGGGCGCGATCGACGAAGCCAAGGCCACGGCCGCCGGCGTCGACCTCAACGCCTTCCGCAAGCCGGCGGTGTGAGTCGTCACCCTCCGCGTCGAGCGGCGCGATCTGGAGGCGGCGTGATGGCGCGGCGTCCGAAGCTCCAGGGACCGACCGTCCTCGGCAGGGTGATGGAAGGCAACACCGGCCGTCCCATCCACTCGCCCCGCAACCTGCAGCGGCACCTCAACCGGCAAGCGCGAGAGCGCCGGCTCGAAGTGGCGGGGAAGGTCGCGGAGACGCTGGCCGACGCCCTGAAGCGCATCTTCGGGAAGGCCGCCTGATGGCCGCGCTCCCCGAACTCCGCTCCCCCACAATCGACGCGATAGAGGCGGCGGTCGTGGCGAAGGAGGTGCGCAAGCAAGACGGCGTCGTTCGTCTCTCCGCCATCGGCAAGTGCGAGCGCGATCTCTTCTACCGCTTCCGCTGGGCGCGCCCGCCGGAGGTGTTCGAGGCGCGCATCCTGCGTCTGTTCGAGACCGGCAACATCGAAGAGGCGCGGATGATCGCCTGGCTCCAGGGGGCTGGCGTGGACGTGCTGGACCGCGACCCGGCGACCGACGATCAGTGGGAGGTCAGCGAGTACGGCGGCCACGCCGTCGGCCATCTCGACGGCATCTGCACCCGCATCATCGAGGCTCCGGCCGCCCGTCACCTGCTGGAGTGCAAGACGCACAACGCCAAGTCGTTCGCCCAGCTGGTGAAGCACGGCGTCGCGATCAGCAAGCCCGAGCACTACGCCCAGATGCAGGCGTACATGCGCCTCAAGGGCCTGACCCGCGCCTTCTACCTCGCCAAGAACAAGGACACCGACGAGCTCCACGCCGAGCGCGTGGCGTTCGATCCAGAGGAGGCGGAGCGGCTGTCGGCCAAGGCGTGGCGCGTGATCACCACGCACCGGGCACCGCCCAGGCTGTCAGAGGATCCGGACTCCTTCCTCTGCCGCTTCTGCCCCTCCCACGGCGTCTGCCACGGCGGGGCCTGGGCGCCGCGCAACTGCCGGACGTGCCTGAACTCGGAGGTCGTGCTCGACGCGCCTGACGCCCGCTGGCGGTGCGTTGCGCGCGGCGTGGTGCTCGACCGGGAAGCGCAGGAGCGCGGCTGTCCCTCGCACCTCTTCCTGCCGTCCCTCGTGCCGGGTGAACAGATCGACGCCGACGCCAAGGCCGGGACCGTCACCTATCGCCTGCCGGGCGGCGAGGTGTGGACCGACGGTCTGCGGGAGGCGGCGTGATGACCAAGCGAACCTGCGCCACCTGCGCCCACCTGCACCCGAATAGGTTCAGCTGCGCCGCGCCTCAGTCGACCCCCCGCGAAAGGCTGACCATAGCGAGGCGACTGGGCATCCCCCGCGAAGACATCCGCTGGCCGCTCACGGCTTGTGAAGACCATCGCATCGTCCTGCCGATCTTCGATGTGCTCGGGAGAGCCTGCGGGTCGCGCGGGCGCTGGTGGACGCCTCGGAACGGCAAAGCGCCATGCTGAGCGCTGTCTCGCGTCTAGACGCACAGCCAACGCGCCGCGCTGCGCCGGTCCGCGAGTGCCTGGAGTGCGGAAGTCCGCTCGAAGGCGGGGACCGGCTGGAGTTCTGCTCTACCCGCTGCCGCGGCGCCTACAACAATCGGCGCATGGTCCGGGGCGCGGAGCTCTACGACCTGTTCATGGCCCTGCGCTTCGAGCGCACCACAGCCACCAGCCTCAACGTCTGGCGGCTGATCTGCCGGATGGCCTCGGCCTTCCGTGACGAGGACGTCGACCAACGAGAGGGGCGCAAGTCCTGGCGTCCGCCGAGTCGCGTCCTCGGCCGCCACACACACCTGCATTCCGTCACCGTCGCCGACCTGCGGAGGCGCAGGCGATGAACGGGGGGGGGCATCGCGCGCCGCCCTGCGCACATGGCTCGAATACGTCGCTCAGACAGCGATCGACTGGCTCGACGCGCTCGACGCTGAGACTGAGGACCGGGAAGACGACGAGCTGGAGGACGCGGCATGACCGCTGACCTCTCCAGCTACCACGCCCAGATCGCGGCCAAGCGGGTGCAGTTCCAGCCGCACGGGCTCGCCAAGGTCCCGGCGCTCAACGGCGCGATGTTCCCGCACCAGGAGGCGGTGACGGAGTTCGCGCTCGCCGCCGGCTCCGCCGCCCTCTTCCTCGATACGGGCCTGGGCAAGACCTTCTGCGCGCTGGAATGGGGCCGCGTCGTCGTCGAGCACACGAACAAGCCTGTGCTGATGCTCGCGCCGCTGGCGTGCGCAAAGCAGCACGAGGGCGAGGCGCACGCCCGGAGCATCGACGCCGAGGCGATCCGCGAGGCCGCCCAGGTGCGCGGATCGAAGGTCTACATCACCAACTACGACCGGCTCGACCGCTTCGACCCCGCTCTCTTCGGCGGCGTCATCCTCGACGAGTCGTCGATCCTCAAGTCGTTCACCGGCAAGACGACGCGGGCGCTGATCTCCTCCTTCGACCGCACGCCCTTCCGGCTCGCCTGCACCGCCACGCCCGCTCCGAACGACCACATGGAGCTGGGCCAGCACTCCGCCTTCCTGGGCGCGATGGCGTCGAGCGAAATGCTCTCGCGCTGGTTCATCGCCGATCAGACCAACATGGGCCGCTACCGGCTCAAAGACCCGGCCATCCTCGACTTCTGGAACTGGGTCGCCAGCTGGTCGCGCGCGGTCTCCAAGCCGTCTGACCTCGGATTCAGCGACGAAGGGTTCGCGCTTCCCGAACTCGTCCTGCAGCGGCACGTCCTGGCCGCCGATCGCTCGACGGACACGGGCGAGGAGCGGGACGGGCAGGCGCGGCTCTTCCGCATCCCTGAGACCTCCGCGACATCCATCCACCGCGAGAAGCGCCTGACCATCGAAATGCGGGCGGACGAGATCGCGCGCGTCGTGGCGCTGGAGCCGGGCGAAGCCTGGGTCGTGTGGTGCGATACCGACTACGAGGCCGACGCCCTCATGGCCCGCATCCCCGACGCCGTGGAGGTGCGCGGCTCGCACTCGATCATTCAGAAAGAGAACCGCCTCGCCGCCTTCGCCAGCGGTCAGACGCGAATCCTGATCAGCAAGCCGAGCGTCTGCGGCTACGGCCTCAACTGGCAGCACTGCGCGCGACAGGCCTTCGTGGGCCTCTCGTTCAGCTACGAGAGCTTCTACCAGGCCGTGCGCCGGTGCTGGCGGTTCGGCCAGAAGCGGCCGGTCCACGTCCACGTCGCCTGCGCCGATACCGAAGAGGCGATCTGGAACGTGATCAGCCGCAAGAGCGGCGACCACGACGAGATGAAGTCGCAGATGACCGCCGCCATGAAGCGGGCGATCAGCCGGCGCGGCGTCCTCGATCCCTACACCCCTCAGCAACGGGCGGAATTCCCGCCCTTCATCAAAGGTGCAGCATGAACGTCTTTGACCAGGCGCAGGGCGAGCGCTGGGCGGCCTACAACGTGGACTGCGTCGAGTTCGCCGCTCAAATGCCGTCGAACTCCGTCGACTTCAGCGTCTACTCGCCGCCGTTTTCCAGCCTGTATATTTACTCCGACTCGGAACGCGACATGGGCAACGTCGCCGGCGACGACGAGTTCTTCGCCGCCTACCGGCACCTGATCGCAGAGAAGTGGCGGGTGACGAAGCCGGGGCGGCTCAGCGCCATCCACGTCAAGGACTTGGTCTACTACTCGAACGCCAGCGCCGACGGCTCGCGCGGCATCCGGGACTTCACCGGCGAGTGCGTTCGCGCCCACGTCGAGGCGGGCAAGGAGGCGGCGCAGCGAGCGGGCGTCGTGGGCGGCTGGGCCTACCACTCGCGCGTCACGATCTGGCGCTGCCCGGTGAAGGAGATGCAGAAGGCCAAGCCCGACGGCCTGCTCTACAAGAATTTCCGCACCGACGCCGCGCGCAACCGGGTCGGCCTGCCGGAATACCTGATCGTCTTCCGCAAGTGGGGGCCCGACATGGAGGCGACGCCTCCGGTCCTGCACGAGCCCGAGTCCTTCCCGCTCGACATCTGGCAGGAGTGGGCCTCGCCCATCTGGACCTCGACGCGCGAGACGGACGTGCTCAACGCCAAGGTGGCGCGCGACGATCAGGCGGAAAAGCACCTCTGCCCGATGCCGCTCGACATCACCGACCGGGCCGTGCGGCTGTGGTCGAACCCTGGCGACGTCGTCTTCTCGCCCTTCATGGGCATCGGCTCCGAGGGCTACGCTGCGATCCGCGCCGGCCGGAAGTTCATCGGGACCGAGCTGAAGGAAAGTTACTACCGTCAGTCGCTGAAGTACCTGCGCGAGGCCGAGGCCGAGGCGGCGACGCCCTCTCTGATGGCGCTCGCGTCATGAGTGTCATCGACGATGATCTGACGAACGAGAACGTCGTCGACGTCGCGCTACTCGACCTCGACCTCTGCCACGATGACGTGGGCAAGCTCGCCGCCTGGGCGCGACGCTACGGTCGCCCTGCCACGACCGCGCTGAGGGACCAGATCGACGAGATCGACGAGCTGCGGTTCCAGCTCGAAGACGAGGAAGAAGAGGGGGACGACGAAGACGAAGAGGACAAGGCGGCATGACCGCCACCGTCCTTCGGCCCTATCAGCAGACGGCGATCGACAGCGTCCTCGACTACTGGCGCGAGGGCGGGGGCAATCCGCTCGTCGACATGGCGACAGGGCTCGGGAAAAGCGTCGTGATCGGCACGCTCACCCGCGATCTCATCGCCCAGTACCGCGACATGCGCGTGCTCATGTTGGTGCACGTCCGCGAGCTGGTGACTCAGAACGCCCAGGCGCTGCTGCGGCTCTGGCCGCAGGCGCCGCTGGGCATCTACTCAGCCGGGCTCGGCAAGCGGCAGGCGCACCGTCAGGTGACGTTCGCCTCGATCCAGTCCGTGTTCCGCCTGCCGGCCGCAGTCCTGGGGCCCATCGACCTCGTGCTGATCGACGAGGCGCACCTCGTGCCGTCCGGCGGCGATGGGATGTACCTGAAGCTCCTCGAAAAGCTGCGGGACATGCGCGCCGACATGCGCGTCGCGGGCTTCACCGCCACGCCGTTCCGGCTGGACACCGGCCGGCTCGACGACGGCGAGGGCAGGCTCTTCGACGACATCGTCTACTCCTACGGCGTGCGCGAGGGGATCGAGGACGGCTGGCTCGCCCCGCTCGTCTCCAAGGCCACGGCAGAGGGCTTCAACCTCTCAGGGGTGAAGAAGGCGGGGGGCGAGTTCGTCGCCGGCGCGCTCGAAGCTGCCGTCGACAAGGATCCGATCACCCGCGCGGCCGTGGCCGAACTGACGACGCTCGGAGCCGACCGGCGCTCGTGGCTCGTGTTCTGCGCCGGCGTCAATCACGCCCACCACGTCGCCGAGGCGATCCGCGCCCATGGCGTCACCTGCGCCACCATCACCGGCGAGACGCCGTCGGGCGAGCGCGACTGGTTGATCCGCGAGTTCAAGGGCGGCCGGCTGCGCGCGCTGACAAACGCCAATGTGCTGACGACCGGTTTCGACAGCCCGGGCGTCGACCTGATCGCGATGCTCCGGCCGACCCTCTCCACCGGTCTCTACGTCCAGATGTGCGGGCGGGGCACGCGTCTGGCGGACGGCAAGGAGAACTGCCTCGTGCTCGACTTCGCGGGCAACGTCCGCCGCCACGGCCCGGTCGACACCGTCGAGGTGGAGTCGAAGCGCAAGGGCGGCTCGGACGGCGACGGGAAGGTCAGGGAGGAGAGCGTCAGGGCCAAGGTCTGCCCCGACTGCCAGTCCTACGTCGCCCTCAACGCCCGCGAGTGCACCTGGTGCGGCCATCAGTGGCAGATCGAGGTGAAGCCCAAGCACGAGGCGACGGCGGACGCGGAGACGCCGATCCTCTCCACCGGGCCCAAGCTCTCGCGCGCCGCGCAGAAGATGCTCCCCGACGATCAGCCGGTCATCTGGTGGAAGGCCGAGCGCCACACCAAGCCGGACGCGCCCGACAGCCTGAAGGTCACCTACGGCGCTGGCCTGCTCACCTTTCCCGAATGGGTGCTGATCGAGCGCGACGGGTGGCTAGGCGAGAAGGCGAAGGCGTGGTGGCGCATGCACTGGGGCGAGACCGGCGACGTCCTCTACCCGCAAAACGTCGGCGAGGCCTTGGCGCTGTTCGATCGCCTCAAGCGCCCCGACATCATCCAGACCCGCGTCGAGGGCGGCTACCACCGCATCGTCGGGCGGAAGTTCAAACCACATCCAGAAGAGAGAGCCGCCTAGATGCCGCCGGAGAACGCCAAGCAAGTCGTCTTCACCATCGACCGGGAGGCCTGCCTCGCGGGCGGCAAGGCGGCCGGGGCCTACCTGGAGAAGCTGGGCAAGTTCGACCTGGGCGCGCTGAACGAGGTCGAGTGGGGCGACTTCCTGCAGGTCGTGGTGGCCGGCGCCGTCACCGCGGCCATGGCCAACCCCGCGCTGGACGAAATCCCCTTCTGAAATGGCCGCACTGGGGGCCACAGTATCCGCCTCGCCCTTCGCCGCGAGCGCGCCCGAGCTGATCGCGCTGGGCTATCACCCGCTGCCGATCATGCCGAAGGAGAAGCGGCCGGGCGAGTTTCGTTCGGGCGCTTGGCGCGGCATGGGCCAGTGGCAGCGGTTCCGTGACCGGGCCCCGACGCAGTTTGAGCTCAAGCTGTGGATGTCCAACTTCCCGGCCTCGAACATCGGCGTCGTGCTCGGCTCCCCCGTCGCTCCCGGCCTTTACCTGATCGGCATCGACGTCGACGCCCCCGACTTCGACGACGCGGAGACCATCGTTCGCAGCCTGCCGCGCACGCCCATGCGCAAGAAGGGGGCGAAGGGGGAGACGCGGTTCTACCTGGCCGACAAGTCGATCACCTCCAAGCCGTACAACCGCGCCAGCGACCGCATCCGCCTGGTCGACGTGCTGACCGGCTTCGACACGCGCCAGACCGTCGTGCCGCCTTCTATCCACCCGGACACCGGCGCGCCCTACATCTGGCTCGACGGTCCGGTCGCCGCGGTCGATCTGCCGATCTTCACCGCCGACCACCTGACCGAGCTCGAAGAGACGCTGGAGACGCTGGGCTGGAACCCGGCGGCGGAGAAGGAGACGCACGGGCTGAAGGTGGCGCGCGCGGCGCCGGAGGCGGTCGACGAAGACGACTTCTTCGCGGAGACCAAGCGGGCGGCGCTGGCCAACCTTGACGCCTGGGTTCCGCAGCTGGACCTCTACGGCCTCACCCGCTCCGGCGATCGCTACCGGTCCGTCGCCTCGTTCCGGCCGAGCCTCGCGGGGAAGCCGCTGGAGAAGCGCAACCTCCACCTCGCCATTCATCCCGCCGGCATCAAGGACTGGGGGACCGATCAGGGATACAGCGCCATCGACCTCGTGATGGCCGTCCGCGGCGTCGAGCAGGCCGAGGCGACGTCATGGCTGCGCGACCGGCTCGGGCTGAACGAGAGCGCCGTGGTGATCGCGCTGCAGCCGCGCCTGACCACCGGCGGCGTCGAGCATGACGCGGACGGCGTCGTCATTGAGGCGGAGCCAGTTCATCAAGGGCACCCGTTCGAAGAGCTTCCTGACGTCCTGACGCGCGTCCCCGGCCTCGTGGGGGAGATCGTCGACTGGATCGTCGGGACCGCGCCCCGCCCCCAGCGCGGCTTAAGTCTAGGCGCAGCGCTAACGATTCTGGGTACGGCCGCCGGTCGGAAGTACGCGACCCCCACCCGGAGCGGGACGCACCTTTATGTGCTGGCGCTCGCGCCGACGGGAGCGGGCAAGGACCATCCGCAAGAGATGGCGATCAAGATCATGACCGACGGCGGTATGGAGCGCCTGCTAGGCGGCCAGCAGTTCATGAGCTTCTCCGCCGTCATCAATCGCGTGGTCCGTCAGCCCCTCACCCTCTGCGTGCAGGACGAGTTCGGCGGCTTCCTGGCTCGCGTTTTCGCCAAGGGCTCGAGCGGCCACGAGAAGGCCATTTCGGACGCCCTGCGCACCATGTGGGGCAAGGCCTTCAAGACCTACATCTCCCCCGAATACGCCCACTCGCACAGCGAGGTCATCCATGGCCCGGCGCTGTCGATCTACGGCTCGTCGACCCCCGAGGAGTTCTATCGAGCGCTGAACGGCGAGGCCATATCGAACGGCTTCCTCAACCGGTTCATGCTCATCGCCAGCAACGCCAAGGTGCGCCGCGTCACGCCAAAGCTCGACGTCGAGACGGTTCCGGATCGGATCCTCACATACCTTGCCCGTGTGCATCAGCCGATCAACACATTGGCCGCGGCGACCATGGGGAACGGCCGTCCAGGCGCGCCAGCAGTCATCGTCCCCTGGTTCGACGAGCGGGCGCAGCGCATCTACGACGACCTAGCCGAAGCGCTCGACGACCGAACCGAGCACCGGGAATATTACATGCGCACCGCGGAGATGGCCCAGCGCTTGGCCACGATCCGCGCCATCGGGCTGTCCGCCGACGCGCCCGCGATCACGACCGAAGACATGGTCTGGGGCCGCGATCTGGCCATGTGGAGCACCCGGACCATGGTGGCGCAGGTGTCCGACTACATGGCCGACAACCCCCACGAGGCGGAGGCCAAGCGCGTCCTGCGCAAGATCAGAGAGCTTGGCCGCGTCAGCAAGCGCGACCTCCTCCGGGCGCTCGGCACGAAGATGAAGGGCCGCGACCTCGACGACATCCTGAAGAGCCATCTCGATGCGGAACTGATCGCCATGGGGCAGACGACCCCCCCGTCCGGCGGAACGCCGACGAAGTGGTACTGGCCCCTATGACAACCGGCTCCGCTTCTGATCGGTTGTCATGCGACAAACGCGGAATTGTGGCGGAAAACTCCGAATATATTGCCACAATTGCCCTGCGACGTTTTGACAACCGAGACAACCGAAAGCTTAAGCCTGTTCAGAAACCCCTTACAAAACAATACCTATATACGGTTGTCTCGGTCGTCATAGGGAAGATGGGGAGGGTATGGAACGGAGGGGGAGGGATATGGTCCCGCGCAAAGGCGCCAACCGAGGAGATCACTGATGCCGGCTGTCTGACGGCGATCAGTGGCCGTGGCTCATCGAACGGTTCAAGGAGATCAGCGTCCCTCTCGCCGTCTTCGCTGCAAAGCAACGCTTGGCCGGACGCACGGCCGTCGAGTTCGCGCTCGATCTGGTCAACGTCTGGGCTGACGACGGTTGCCCCGAAGCCATCGCCTATCTGGACGGCCGCTAGCGACGCTCCACGCCCCGAATGATCGAGCGCATGATGCAGCCCTTGCACCAGTCGAGATCGCAGGCGCCCTCGCCGGGGTGACCGTCGGGAGGCGGATCGTCGAAGCTGAAGGTTCGGCCGTTGTTGCGAGCCGCGACGCTGCAGATGCCGGGCAGGGCGGACCTCCAGACGTAGCTCGTCACGCCAAGGCGCATCGCCCGTTGACGCTGGTAGGCTGCGACCTCAGCCGTCCATGCGCGCCACGCCGCACGGTAGTCGGTCGTCTCTTGAGCGTAGGTTTCTGGCGCAACGCCGCGCTTGCGAGGCTTCGCAGGCGGAGGCTTGAGGCGAGGGTCATCCGGATCGGCGGCAACGGTCGGCACGCGATTGCCGCTGTTGTGGCCGAACCAGTTCATGCGCGCCCCCATATCCCTGCGACGCCCCGCCGCATAGCGACGCTTGGCCAAATCAACGTCCACATCCGGACGCGCACTGCCCATCGTCTGGTCGGCTCCCTCGAAAGTGGGAGCCCGATTTCGTGCGTTCAGCCATCGACGAAGAAGCCAAGGTCACGTCGGTCCCGGTCGAGGACTTGCGTCTCAACGGCGGCACTCAGCCCAGAGCGCTCATCGACGAGGACGTGGTCGCTGAATATGCCGAGGCGATGGAGCGGGGCGACAAGTTCCCGCCCATGGTCGTGTTCTACGACGGGACCGATCACTGGCTTGCGGACGGCTTTCACCGCGTCTCAGCGGCCAGGCAGATCGGCCGGACCTTCGTCCAGTGCGATGTCCGCCAGGGGACATGGCGCGACGCCATCCTCTTCTCGGTCGGCGCGAATTCGGCCCACGGGCTGAAGCGCACCAACGCGGACAAGCGTCGCGCCGTGAAGCGGCTGCTCGACGACGAGGAATGGGCGCGCTGGTCGGACCGTGAGATCGCCAGGGCCTGCCGTGTGAATCACGAGCTGGTCGGATCGATGCGGCCTGCCACTGGCGGAAACGCCAGTGAGCGGACCTACCTGACCAAGCACGGGACCGAGGCGACGATGCGCACCGAGAACATCGGTCGCGGAGGCGGCGGCTTCGGAAGCCGTAACGATCCGGAGGATGTCGAGCCTCAGAGCGAGGAGGACGCCAAGCGCGTCGCGCTGATCGAACGGCATCGCCCGATCATCCATGCTGTCGAAGGCATGATCGCCACGGTGGCGCACCTCCCGTCTCCTCAGGACGCGCTGCGGGAAATGCCCAAGGCGCTGCGACTGATGATCGACGCCAAGAAGGTTCGCGACGTGGCGTCCTGGCTGGTGGAGTTTGCCGATGGCCTCCGTTGACGGGCGCTTCGCTGCCTACGGGCGAGAGGATCTGATCGACCGCATTCTTTGGCTGGAGAGCGAGGTCGGCTTTTCCCTGTCCTCCCATGAGCGGGCCCGGATCGCGGACAAGCTGCGTCTCACGCCCAAGCACACGCGTCTGTTGTTGGCGCTCTACCGTGCTCGCGGCCGCGTGCTCTCCGTGGCCCAGCTGATCGACACGACCGACTGCGAGACGGAGAGCCGGAAGGCCATCGTCATCATGGTCTGTCACATCCGCGACGCCCACGGCGACGATGTGATCCGCACGCACCCCACGCTCGGCTACTCGATCACCGCGAAGGGCATCGCCCTCGTCGAGCACTGCCTCAAGCCGGAGCTTGTCGCGGCGTGAGCGACATCAGCGCGCTCGTCGAGAGGTACGGCTCCGCCACGGTGAAGGCCCCGAAGCGGCGCAAGGTCGGGCGACCGCTGACCTATTCGACCAAGGTGGCGACGGAGGTGTGCGAGCTGATCGCCATGTCGAACGTCGGCCTGGCTCGCCAACTCAAAGACCGCGCCGACCTGCCAAGCGAGACGACGGTCATGCGCTGGTTGGACCAATTCCCCGAATTTCGGGAGCAGTACGCCCGTGCGCGGGAACGCCAAGCTGATTTGCTGGTCGACGAGGCGCTGGAGATCGCGGACGACACGAGCGGCGATGTGATCATGGGCAAGCATGGCCCGATGATGGATGCCGAGTTCGTGGCGCGCTCGAAGCTTCGGGTGGAGACGCGCAAATGGATGGCGGGCAAACTCGCGCCGAAGAAGTACGGCGAGGCTTCGCGTGTCGAGCTGACCGGAGCCGATGGCGGCCCGATCCAACTGGAGGCGGTGCGTGCAACCCTCATTGAGCGAGTCGCTCGCCTTGCTCCCCCCGAACCTGAGGGAGAGGTTTGTCAGGAACCTCAAGGGTCCTGAGCTTGAAGCCCTGGCGGCGGACTTCCGCGCCTACGTTCAGAACGATTTCCTGGCCTACTGCACCGAGGCGCTGGCCCCCTTCGGCCAGAAGCCTGCGCCGCATCACCGGTTGCTCTGCCGCGAGCTGCAGGCCGTAGCCGACGGCAAGACTAGACGCTTGATGGTGAACCTGCCTCCGGGGTCGGCGAAATCGACCTACGGAAGCAAGCTCTTCCCCGGCTGGTACATGGCCAGGCGCCCGCGAGCGAACATCATCGGAGCCTCGAACACCGGGACGCTGGCCGAACAGTTCAGCCGCGCGGCCATGGGTCTGGTGCGGGACAATCATGACCTGCTGAGCATTGGCTTGGGTCGCGAGAACGTCGAGCTGTGGGACGTCTCGAACGGGTCGACCTACCGGGCCGCGGGCGTGGGCGCCGCCATCGCCGGCCAGCGTGCCGACCTCGCCCTGATCGACGATCCGACCCGCTCGCGCGCCGACGCGGAGAGCGAGACGGTGCGGGAGTCGCAGTGGGCGTGGTTCACGTCCGACCTGCGGACCCGCCTCAAGCCCTCCGCCGCTATCGTCGTGATCATGACCCGATGGCACATGGACGACCTGGGCGGGCGGCTACTCGAGCGACAGCCGGGCCTTTGGCGCGTCGTCTCTATCCCGGCGATCGCAGGCGAGGAGGATCCGCTCGGGCGTGAGCCCGGCGAATGGCTGTGGTCGGACGATCCGGCCTATCCGTACGGCGCTGAGCTGCAGTCGGTGCACGCCGAATTCACCGCCGCCGGGGCGATGCGGGACTGGGCCGCCCTCTATCAGCAGACGCCGGTCGCGGCGGAGGGCGCGCTCTTCAAGGTCGGCCAGATCGAGGTGATCGACGAGGCGCCGACCGGAACCGTTTGGGCGCGTGGCTGGGACCTCGCGGCGACCAAACAGACCGGCACGCGAAACCCAGACTACACGGCTGGCGTGAAGATGGGCCGCGCGCCATCGGGCAGGATCGTCGTGGGCGACGTGCGCCGACGCCAGGCGGGTCCGGAGGACGTCGAGGCGCTGATCGTGACGACAGCCGCGGACGACGGGCGCATCGTGCGCATCGGCCTGCCGCAAGACCCCGGCCAGGCGGGCAAGACGCAGGTGCTCTACCTGACCCGCAAGCTGGCCGGCTATCGCGTCGACAGCTCCCCGGAGAGCGGCGACAAGGCGACGCGCGCCGCACCCTTCGCCAGCCAGGTGAACGTCGGCAACGTCGCGCTGCTGCGGGGCGACTGGAACCACGCCTACCGCGACGAACTGGCCAGCTTCCCCAACGGGATGAAGGACGATCAGGTCGACGCTTCGTCGCGCGCCTTCAGCATGATCGGTCAGAACGCGCCCATGCGCATCGACCCGGCCGCCCTGGCGTCGTTCCGTCGAAGGTAGGGTTGCCGGTCTTTCCCGGCTGTCAGCGCGCGGTTTTCGAGCTTCACCCTTGCGGGAGGCTCAACGGTACTTCCACCGGCTGCGACCGTCTCGCTCAGCGTAGCACTGGGGTAGCCGCCGCGAAACCTCGCCGGCGCACGCCTGCGGTGTATGGAGCCCGCCGAAGACCCGGACCTGGAAAAGGCGAAGTTCGGCCTTTTGGCGCTGGGCGTCGTGACCGGCGTCATGCTGGCCCTCATCGTCGTCCTGCAGGCGGTCAACGCGGCCTTCGGATCGTGAGCCGCATGTCCCGCTGGTGGAAGGCGAACCGGCCCAGCTGGTATCGCGGCGCGGCGCCCGAACCGGTCAAGACCGCACCCTCGGCCGAGCGTCCGCCGATGGACATCAAGGCCGAGGCTATCGTGCGCCTCAACGCCCGCGGCCGCGCGCTCGCCAACGGCGGGGCGTTTGCCACCGTGCTCGACACCTTCAAGGCGTACGAGCCTCCGCCCGGCGTCCTGCCCGAAGTGATAGCTGCCGACGGCAAGACCAAGGCTCTGACCGGCAACGACGTGGCGCTCGCCGCCGACTTCGACATCGACATCGCGGCTAACTGGGCGGTGTCCGGCGGCTGGGATCACGAGGGCCTGCGGTTCCCCGGCTTCGCCTACCTCGCCGAGCTGGCGCAGCGTCCGGAGTACCGCAAGGCGGCCGAGACCTACGGCAAGGAGATGACGCGCGAGTGGGTGCGCTTCGTCTCGACGGCCGAGGACGACGACAAGGCCGACCGCATCGCCGAACTGGACGAGGCGATGAAGCAGTTCCGGGTCCGCGACGTCTTCCGCAAGGCGGCCGAGCATGACGGCTTCTTCGGTCGCGGCCACATCTTCATCGACCTGGGCGACGATCAGGACACCGACGCCGGCAAGGCCGAGCTGGCCACGCCGCTCATCGCAGACAAGCGCAAGATCAAGCGGGGGGCTCTGAAGGGCTTCCGCGCGGTCGAGCCGATCTGGACCTATCCGGCGGCTTACAACGCCCGCAACCCGCTTGCGCCCGACTTCTTCCGCCCTCGCGCCTGGTACGTGATGGGCCGCGAAATCCACCGCGACCGCTTGCTCACGCTGATCAGCCGACCCGTGCCGGACCTGCTGAAACCCTCCTACGCCTTCTCCGGCCTGTCGCTCAGCCAGATGGGCAAGCCGTACGTCGACAACTGGCTGCGCACCCGCCAGTCGGTCAGCGACACGCTCAACGCCTTCTCGATCATGGTCCTGAAGACCAACATGAGCGGCCTGCTGAACGGCGGAAGCGCCGAGATCGAGCGGCTGCGCGCCGAGGCGTTCAACCTCTTCCGCTCGAACCTCGGCTTGATGGAGATCGATTTCGAGACCGAGGACCTGTTCAACGTCGCCGCGCCGCTGGGTACGCTTGACGCCCTGCAGGCGCAGGCTCAGGAGCAGATGGCCAGCGTGTGGTCGATCCCGCTCGTCAAGCTGCTGGGCACGACCCCGTCTGGCCTCAACGCCTCCAGCGACGGTGAAATCCGCGTCTTCTACGACAACATCAGCGCCGAACAGGAGGCGGTGTTCGACGCCAACCTCAAGACCGTCGTGCGTGTCGTGATGCTGCACCTGTGGGGCGAGATCGACGAGGACATCGCCCACGAGTGGGTCCCGCTGTGGCAGCTCGATCAGGCGGCCGAGGCGGCGGTGCAGAAGACGAAGGCGGACACCGACGCGGTGCTGATGGACGCCGGCGCGCTGGCGGCCGAGGAGGTGCGCAAGCGCCTCGCGAACGATCCGAAGTCCGGCTACCACGGCCTCGACGTCGACGACGTGCCTGAGCCGCCGGACATGGGCACGGGGGAAGAGCCGAGCGCCGGGGGCAATCCGGCCAGGACGGCGGAGCCCGCCAAGACGGAGCGGTCACCCGCCTGAGCGTCTAGACGGCGGGCGCTGTAGCCCGCGCGAAACCTCGCGCCGCGACCCTCCCGCCCCATGCGCCGCACCCTCCTTCTCGCCGCCATCGCAGCCCTTGGGTTCGCTGGCATTACCTCCGCTCAGATCGGACCATCTCCATCCGGTACGGTAGGCGTCTGGGGGATAGACAGTGGCACACATTTGCCCTGTGTCGTGGGGGCGTACCCTTACAGCTCAACCTGCGCCCTGCCAGGCACAAACGGCAGCGGCGGAACGGGTGGCAACACCGCCGTCACGCCCACCGACGCCGCCGGGACCATCGCCACCGGCGGGACATTTCAGACCGTGTTCGCGTCGAACAGCTCGCGGACCAACTGCCTGATCGCCAACCCGATCACGGCCACCGAGACGCTGTTCGTCCACTACACCGCCGCTTCAGCCACGACGTCGAACTCGATCGGTCTGGCGGCCGGCGCGGCGTTCACCTGCAACGGCAGCGGCGTCGTCGTGACCGGCGCGATCCAGGTCGAAGCGACCACGACCGGCCATGCCTTCGTCGCGACGGGGAGCTGATCACCATGCGGACGTTTCTGGCTTCTCTCGCCGCGCTGGCTCTGTGCGTTTCCCAGGTCCAGGCGCAGGGCTACATCCCGCCCGCCGGGGGCGGTTCGAGCGCCAACGCGGTGCTGAACAATCAGGCAAACACCTACACCGCGGGCCCGCAGAGTTTCGCGCCGTCCACGACCGCCACGGCCGGAATCAACTGTGGTCAGGGCGCACAGCCTACCACGCCGATCAACGGCGATTTCTGGTGCACGTCGAATGGGGCCTTTCACTTCTTCGGTGGTGCCCAGCACCAATACGCGGTCAGAGATTCGCCCAGCCTCTCGGCCGTCACCCTGTCGGACGTCACCGGCTCGACACAGTGTCTGCACGTCAGCAGCGTGGGCCTCATCACTGGAACCGGGTCGGACTGCGGCTCGGGCGGAGGTGGTAATCCTTTTCCGGCATACAAGAGCGGCTACTGGTATTCGTCTCTGGGGACATTCCTATCCACCGGGGTCGCGAACGGCAACGGCGGCGTCTTCTGTGTCCCTTGGGTCGCGCTGAACTCCATGACGGTCAAAGCCTTCAACCTGAAGGTCACGACCGCCACGGCGACGGGAACCAACAGCGTCGCCGTGGGCCTTTTCGCCCCGACCGGCGCGACCGGCTATCCGGCGTCATCCCCGACGGTCTCTGCCTCCACCACGCTTGGGACCTCAACGGGTTTCATCACCGCAACGCCGGGAAGTCCGGTAACCATCAGCGCCGGTATGTATTGGGCGTGTGTGCAGACGAACGACGCGACCGTCGTCTTCCAAGCGGCGACTGCTCTGATGAGCCCTTTCTCGGGCTTCGCGGCGGGGGGCAGCTTGGTGGCAAACACCAACGCGACGACCGGGTACATTTCGCTGGCGGGAACCTATGGGACGTGGCCCGCCAACAGTTCGTGGAGTTCCTCGGCCGAAGCCGCCACCACCAATCACGGCGTCTTTGTCGGCATTCAGGAAAACTAGCGTGCGCTCCCTCCTTCTCGCCACCACCTGTTTCGCGCTCGCCGGCTGCGCCCACAGTCAGAGCTTTCTGAGCTTCGGCACCGGGACCATCACCCCGCCCGTCGTCGCCCTCAACGCCCAGACCGTGACCATGGGCGCGCTGACCCAGGCCAAGTTCGGCGGCGTCATGGTGGACGCTCCGGCGCTCGGCATGACGCAGAACCTCAACATCGGCTCGCTCTGCATCAGCGAGGCGGCGAACAGCGGCCACTGGCAAGTTCAGACCGCGATCACCAGCCCGCACACCGGCTCGGCGAGCAACACGCCGATCTTCACCACCGTCACGAACACCGCCAGCGTGACCTGCCAGGACAACCCCTCGGCCGGCTCCGGAGCCACGGCCTCGTGGACCGTCTCGGGCGGGGTGGTGAACGGCTACACCCTCGGTTCCGGCGGCTCCGGCTACTATGTCGGCGAGAACGTCTCCCTGGCCCTCGCCAACGCGATCCTGCATGTCGGGACGGTCGATGCGAACGGGAGCATCCTGACCCTCGTCATCGACAACGGCGGGACCATAAACCTCGCCAGCAACCTCGCCGCCCCAATCCAGCCGGCGGCGTGGTTCGACACGCCGGTCCCCACGACCTCGGGCGTGACCTACCTCGCCGGAAGCTGCAACACCGGCTCGCCCA